GCGATGCGGTGCGCTTCTTCACGGCTTAGACCTTCGCCATTTAGCAGTTGCCGCCAAAATGCCTCAAAATGCTTGCGCTTTTGGTCAGCCTCGTTGACCGTCTGCGGGGTCATGCCGATGATAGGCTCGTTTTGCAGGGCTTGATACTGGCTGTCGCGCTCCGTTAGGCTGCGCACCATTTCAAGCTCCTTGTTCAACGCCATAAAGTCGGCATCGGCCTTTTGCCAGGACGCTTCCTCGTCGCTGTTTAATGCCCGCTTTTCGTCGCGAGCCCTTTGCAGAATGGCGCGCTGTTGGGCATCAACCTCGGCGCGCAATTCAAGAATCTGCTTTTCAGTTCTCATTTTTTAAAGAATTTTTGTGAATAATGAATTGCGCTTGGTCAAATACGCCTCGCGCCAGCTATCTTCAAGACTTTCGTCTTTAAATTCTACTTCTTCGGTAGGAATATCCATTCGGGCTACTTGGTTAAGCAGTTGCCGGAAAGTCAACTTTTCGGGTTCAGCTACTGGATTAGCTACCGCATAGTCTTCTACCTTTTCAATAAGACCCATGGCTTGTGCATCTTTGGCGGTCAGCCAATGGTCTTCATAATCGTAAAAACGGGTACGGGCTTCTTCTTCGCTCATGCCCGTAGCTGCAGAAAAGGATGCGATGCTTGTTTCGTCAAACTTGTCCAACATATCGGCAGCAGCCCTCATATCCTTTGCTGTGCCAAATGCTACGGTTGATGTTGCGTGAACCATCAACTTTGAATGGGCAGACGCATGGCGGTTTTTAGCCGATACCCAAATATCAAAGGCCATTGATGCGGCCATGCCATCAACGTAGGTATGAATATCGGCTTTGCTGTTTTTGATGGCGGTAACAATCGGGTCGCCATGCAGGACTGAACCTCCCGGGGAGTTGATACGGATATTGATACGGCTGTATTGGCTTTCAAGTTCGCGGATTGCCCGCGTTACGGCGAGGTCGGTAATATCTTCATCAGAACTTTCCCAACCCATTTGGCCGATGTAGCCATATAGGTAAAGGTCTGCGCTATCGCCATTAGCGGCGGCTATAACACGGAAATACTTATCGTTATTCAGTTGGCTGATTGCCAAGTCCTTCATTTTGCCCATTGTTTATTGGTTTTGTTGGGTCTGTCATGTTAAGCGGTATATAGTAAGCCTGCCCGCTGCCGTCGGATATTGGATTAATGCCCTCAATTTTGCGCGCCTCGTCGCGGTTGATTATGCCCCACTTCATCATGCTGTCGATAAGTTTCGACCGTGCTTCGGTGTCGGCCCGTAGCAGGGATGAAAGGTCAAGACGCACCTCATGGTTGTCTTGTTCGCTATCGAAAAGTAACTTTCGGCTAAACTCGGCTTCAATGTTTTTGCACAGCGGTAGAATGGTGTAAGTCACAAATAACTGGCCAAGTTCTTCTATGTTATTAAACGTCGCGCGGTCGAGGTCTTCAAGCAAAAACTGCGGCACACCGGTAATGCGGGCTACATCGGATATCACCATTTTTTTAGCCTCTGCTGCACCCGCCTCAGCAGGCGATAACGCGACTTTTTGATATGTTGCGCCCTGCTCCAGTATTGCCGTGCTGCCTGCTTTGTTTGCGCCGCTATATGAATTGTTCCAAGACGTGCGCATACGGCGGTATGCGGCATCATCCAATTTTTGTGGCACAGTAACCACGCCGGAAAGACTTGCGCCGTTGGCGTAAAATGACGCCAAATAATTTTGGTTATCAAGTCCGGTGTTGAGAACACGCTTAAAAGTTTTTACCAAGTCTTCCCCTAATGTGCCATCCCATGAAAGGCCGCTGACGTGAATAACCCGGTCAAAAGAATATCGACTTGTGCCGCCCATAGGATTTGTAAAAACATAAACTATTGAACCACGGCTATTGTATTCGATTTTCACTTTTGCCGGATCAAGGATGACAAGTCGGTTTGGCCTTCCTTGTGGATTGCGGTCAATGCGGGCATAAAAATTGCCGTATGTGTAAAGGTGGATGATTAGCGTCTGCATGAAATCGAACTTCGTATAAAGTTCGTTTGGACTGCGGCCAATGACGCGGGCTAAAGGGTGATTTACTGCCTTTACGCTGCTATTTTCGTCAAATCGAAACACCTCAAAAGGTAGTGACGCTATTACACCGGAAAGAACTTGTAATGCCCGCCAAAATGCGGTAATGCTAATGCTGTTGGCGTGGTCAACTTCGGCACGTTTGGTTTCTGCGCCCAGGCTATCAAGGTATTCTGAGGAAAGTACCGTGGATGGGTTCTCCAAACTGCGCTCCTGCGCGCGCGGTGCGGATGGTGTGTAATTACGAAACTTGCCCCAAAAATTAGCCATGATGCAAAGTTGGGGTCTTTAAATGTAAAGATTATTTACAAAAAAAGCCGATGTTGTTACACCGGCTATACCTTACTTAATAACACCTTTATTTATCAAAAATCGTTGAAACGAACCAAGTCATTTGTCGTGCCGCCGCACTTGTGGTACACACTACGGCTTACCCTAAAACTGTCGTGGCTTTTATACCGCTGTGGTAAGCCAAGTTCACGCCGCATATCTTCTATTTCTAACCACGCTTGTTTTAGGCTGATGCCAGCATCTTGCGACCGTTGATTTATGGCCGCAAAATAGCCCTCGTTACTCGTTAACACTTGTATTAAAGACTTCGCATCCATGACGCAAATATAACGCTTTTACGGCATAAATAGTTGCCTACATCAAAAACATATCGCGCTCAGAATAAACGCTTGTTTCTTCGGGTTCAAGTCCATGTAAGTAGGCCGCCGTACACATGGCAAGAACTACCATGCCGTCTATTTTTTCATTAGACTTGTCTTTATCAAACTGCACCAACCCCGTTGCGTTTCGCTTGATGGCAACGTTCTCAAACATCCAATCTAATATCGGGTCTTTGCCTTTGTTTAGTTGGCCCGACAAAATCCATTCTTCAAGTTTCATTATCGGCTCGTTGAACTGGTATGCGGTCTGCCTAAACTTGTAGGTTTCAACACCCTGCTCTTGTAGTTTAATCGCGGATTCGGTGGCAAACATCGGATCGTAATACAAAGTCTTCATGTCGTAGTCCTTCATAGCCTGCTCAATGTCGCCCCGTATGTATTCGTAATCAATGACGTTGCCGGGTGTTGCTGTGAGGATGCCCGCTTCATTCCATTCACGGTACGGCACCTTGTCACGGTTGGCGCGAAATTGGATGCCGTCTTCGGGGCAATAGTAGCGGCTGATGAAAGTAAACTTATCAATGCCATCTTGAGGCGGGAATAGTAGGCCAAAACACGTTAAATCCCATTTGGTTGACAAGTCCATGCTGCCGTAACACGTTTTGCCGCGTAGGCTTTCAATGTCAATTTCACCTTGGGTCTGCCGCCACGAGTTAATGCTTATCCATGCTTTGTTCTGCCGGACCCAGATATTAAAGTTTTTGACCATTACATTTGTTTGGGCGCTGATACCCTCGTTCACCGCATCGGTATACATAGATTCAACGCCGCGCAGCGAGGGTGCAACACCAAGACCGGGATTGGCTTTACCCCAATAGGTTTTGTTAATCTCTTCAACATCTTTGCCCCAGTCTTTTTTTAACTGCTCCTCGTCTTCTTGGTCGAAGGCAAATATTAACGACATTGCGCTGTCATCTTTAGCCTGCCCTTGGAGGAGCGCGATGTGCTTGCGCTCCAATTTGGCAAGTTCACCCAGGGGGTTAAAACCGCGCGTGGTCACATACATCAAAAGCGGCTGCGTTCTTTGCACCATACCGGATCGCAGGTTCTTTGGTATGCTGTCATCACGCGCTTCGTGAAATTCGTCTATCAGCGCGAAGTGTGGATTCACGCCGTCGAGGGTCTTATTCTCGGCGGCTATGGTTTTGAAAAACGATCCGGATTCAACGTCTAAAATACGGCGATTATTTACGCTGTCGTAAACTCGGCAGATTTCGCCAAAGCCTTCATCATCGGCAATAAGTTGTTTACACATAGTCGCCCCGGCTGACCATGAAAATTCGGCTTGGTCTGATGAGTTGGCAGCGGAGTAACATTCCGCGCCTTGTTCGTTATCGAAGAATGTCATTAGAACCCCAGTAGCCCCGCCGACCTCAGACTTGCCGCCTTTCTTTGCCATGCAAAGCAGCACCTCGCGAACGACGCGTAAGTTATCGTCTTTATGTTTGAAGCCGAATATGTATGCCCAGAAAAACGCTTGCCAGGGTAGGACATTAAATGGCTTGCCTTTAAAACTGCCTTTCGTGTGCTTGAGCAGCGAGATAACGTGCAACTTTTGTTCGACCTCCTGCACGTCGAAATTGTAACGGTCGTTTTTGCGCAGGGACAAATACCGTTCGGCGGCGAGCCTTTCGAGGTTGCCGGTTAAGCGACGACCACTCACAACATCGTCGGCGTATTTGTCCCATAGCTTCACGCTTGCTTCTTGCGCAGTTCGAGGATGGAAGACTTCACTTCCTTCTTTTTTTCGATGCCGAGCTTCTTGCGGGATGCCGGGGTGAGGCCGAGGTGCGACGCTATACGATTAAAGTCCGAAACCAAGCCGCGAACATTTGTCATCTCCGGCGATACGTTTGTGGCGCCCGTGGGGAAGACTTGCACATAAGACTCCAATTCTTTCTTGGCTTGGTCAAGCATGGTGAGTATTAACGCAGCCTGCTCAATCATTTTGTCGTCGGCTGCATTATATATGCCTGCATCCTGCATGGCTTGTTTGATGCTGTTGACGTGCCGTTTGTTTATTTTCTGCATCTTGTAAGTATTGTGTTAAGTAATGTTAATGATGTTTACATACTGCCGACCTTGAATTTGTCGCCGCCGTGTTAGGGGGTT